AAATCCGGGACCGTCACCAGGTTCTGCATCAACTACACTAATGGTCCCGCGCATGAGACTTTGATTTTGGCAAGAATAATACAGTGTGTTGGGTGCATTTTGTGGCACAGTAAAAGTTACTGTGCCGGTTGTTGAACCATTACGAGAAACGCCCGAACTATAAGCATCGCCTGTGCCTGTGGTAGGAACAGTTTTGATCCAGAATGGAAAATCACCTTGCAAAAATAAAGTAAAGGTATATGTATTGCCACGTGTTAAAACAATCGTAGCATTAGGATCATTGTCAATATTGTAACTGGTAACGTTGGTTCTTGTTACTCGATAGTTGACAGATTCTTTGGTGTTTTGCGCTACTTGAAAAGTGTAGTTGCCGCCGCGTACCAAGTTTATTGTAGGATTGTTTCCGGTCACACCTGAAAATGTATAAACACCGTTTTCTCGGTTTACTACAAAATTTTGACTCAGTGCCACGCCAGGAGACTGTACAGTTACCACGTCGGGTCCATTAGGAACCCAATAGTATTGGCTAAAGTTTACGAATGTATCAAAATCAATGAACGGATCAAATGTATAGTAATCACTGGTATACAGTCGGCTGGGTTGTGTTGATGGACTGCCTTGATACACTAACGTATCGGTTATACCTGGATAGGTAATAGCATCAATAATTTTGCTGTTGTCCTTGGGATCAACACTAATCACACCTGGTTCAAGTTGATAATCTGTACGAGCTTTGCTGGGTTCAAGAACATATTTGTCGTTGGGATTTACACCTGGACCAACTGTGCGACCAATATATCCTTGAGTCTTTTTAAACTTTGGTTCTTGAATCAGCTGATCCAATGTAGCAGCCAAAAACTGCTTGTTAGCGTCAGTTTGAAAAATTTCAGGAAGAAAATCTACACTACGTACTCGTGCCATTAAATTACTCCGCTACCAGGTGCAGTACGCAAGTTGGTACTGGTCAATGCATCAATCACAACAATATTGTCAATGGTAGCGCCGTTAACAAATATTTCACTGGGTTCTGCTCGCACTTCGTACATGTCGCCAAAGTATTTTTGTGTGTCTAGTGGCACTAACACCACTGAACTAATGATTGTTCCAAGATATCTGTGCAGGTATGCTGCTAGCTCTGAAAAATAAAACGTGTCGCCAAAGCTCCATTTGTCAATGCTGAAATATTCATTCATGGCTGCCAGCACAGAACTTTGTATTTCACTAGTGCTGGCAGTGGAATTCTGAGCACGGATAACTTTGATTGTGGCCTGCAATGTCTTGGCTGCTTTGGGCCCAAACAATGGCTTAAACACCACAGAATTCAAAATAATGTTATCACTTAGCATTTTGTATTCATTAAGATTTTGATACTCTGTGCTGAGTTCATCAATAGTTGGCATGTCTGGCTCTGCCACTGTGCCAGTAGTGTCTGTAATCCAATTTTGGTAAGCAGTATAGTATGCCTGTGTCACAACATACAAGTCAATGATGTTAGTAGTACCTGGATCAATTCTATTGGTCAACGGTGAGTTATGACGATATTGAAAATACAAGGCCTGGCGACCAGTTCTAGCAATCCATCCTGATTCAGAGTTAATAACTCGTACTCCGGCAACGTTTACTGTAAGTTTGTAGAATGCCTGTTCGCTGTATGCGTAGAATACCTGGCCCGGAGAATATTGAAACTTAACCAATTCAATACTATCATATGTAGGATAGTCTGAATTTACTACGTCTGGTTCAACCAACAGGTATCTTTGTAAATTGTCAAAGTCCACAGTCTGTTGCAAGAACACTAGCTTAAGGTTAGGGTTGACTGTTGGTGCAACAATTTCATCAAAGAAATCTGGATTGTCTGGAACACCATCACTATCGCTATCTCTGTAGCTGATCAGCACTTGGAAGTCGTCAATATATCCGTCAGACTCTACAGGTTGGCCAATAATAGTAGTAAAAATATCTCCTGGCAGTGGGGATGAACTGTCTGGTTTGGTGTTTACTGCCAACACATTAATAAAGTCTTTAATTGTGGTGCCGGAACGGCTGTCATAGATCTTCTGGTTACCGTAGAAGAAAAATCTTGTTTGTAATACTGAGCCAAAGTAATAGGCAAGTCCTCGGTATGTGATTGTGTACTTGTTGTCTACTGCCACAAACTGCACCATCCAACTGGCATCTAAATTTTGTCCTGATGTGTTGCCTGCGTAAGTCTGACTCCAGGTAGCATCAGCATTCAAGTTGGTGCTGGTAATTAGATACCAGGTGCCAGCAGTACCTGTGATAGTTCCATCATTGTCATACCCAAGACCAAAATTTCTATACAACAAAATTTGTTGTGTTATTTCTTCTCTTATGGTAGTGCTTAGATCTGTAAGGAACACAGGAATAATGCTGTCAACTACAGCACCAGTAGGCACAAAGTTGTTGAGCGCAACTGGGCCTTGGCCATTGGTTAGATTACCAACTCCGCCGTTGCTGCCATCACCTACTATTGTAAGCGGACTGGCCCAAATTTCCATATGATCTTCAGGTCTAGTTGGCAAACCAGCTTTCAATCTGTTGTTGGCATCAAAGTAATATGGCTGTCCGTTGATTACTGGCGGCACAAATTTTATTAGACTTTTTTGCACCACATACTTGAATGCAGTGCTGCTATAGGTTCCAACCATGACCGGCGCACCTAATGCGTTTTGAAAATAACCTGTGGTTTCATTTGCCAGCGTGGTACTTTGATGCCAGGTGCTGAGTGCGGTAGCACCAGTGTTCACATTTATTCTTGGAAAGTTAGCGTAATAAAATTGTTTAAATGTAGCACTAGAAATTGCAGGTTGCACTTGATTGGTAATCAGATCAGCAATTTCATTGCGATTGGTCCAAGCAAACAGTGTGGTAGGCAAAATATTATTTTCCCACATGGCACCATCACTAGAAAATGTATTGGTTGATGAATATTTGCCAGTGTTATCCACTAAATCAAGATAGCGACTGGTGCCAATAGATGCACGATTCAAAGCCTTACTTTTGATAATCGAGTTATAAAGAGTAAACGGAAATAGATTGTAGTCTTCGCCGTTGACCATGCGATTTTGCGTGTAATATCTTGCTGGAGCTCGTTGTTTGATAGCATCAATGCTTTCACGGCTTTGTGCATTGCTTACTGGTTGTGTGATACCACAGGTAAATGTGATCGTTTGCAAATTGCCATTGCGGTCAATGTAACTGATTGGCAATACCACATTCTGCATTTCAGCAGGATTGATAATGTATTGCAAGCCATTCGAAGCACGAACATACGCACGAAAGATACCAACCGGAATTTCTGAAAACACTCCATCACCAAACACCATGGTAATTTGATCATTGGTTCTGCTGGTTACAGAAAAAATTGGTCTCAGTGTTGCAGTTTGTTCTGCAGCCGCTGAATAAATGTTGTCGGTATAAGTCCACTCTCTGCTGATGGTACCCACATTGTCTAACTGGAACAACCAGCGGTCTTCGTTGTTGACGCCATCAATGTTTATGTTTACCGTGCGATTGGCAATGCGTTCGGCCAAATTGAAGTCTTGGTTTTGCAAGGTGCCTTGTTTGAAAAAGAAAAAGAAACCGTTATTGGCCGATTGGTAGCCTAGCTGGTCATTGCGATATAATATTTTGAAAGTGCTGTTGGGTTTTGGACTGGGTTCATAAATGTAATCTCTGCCGGCTGTGGTCGAAGTTGTGGCTTCGAACGGCATGTTTACGCCATCCACGGTAGCAGTATATGGAATCACTGGCAAAAATCCAGGTACTAAATTTATACCATATTCACTAGTGTCCACACCTAGGATTGTTTGACGATTAGACGGGCGGCCAATCTTTTGACTGCTGACCAGAGATGAATTCACAATGGCATTCCATTGTTCTAACCAGTCAAAGTTTGTGGGATCCGCCCAGTTCACCGTTACGTTGGCCAAGTTAACACCGTTGTAGTCCACCACGTTTTCTGTGGTGGTCACGCTGAATGCTTTGAGCAAGCCCTGTGCGGCTGTGTTTCGTTTGGCTGTATAGCTCACAAGATTGGCCAGACGTGTGACCGAATCTCTACGTTCCGCTGTGTCTAAATAGTTCTCTCTGGTGTTAAGGTCAGTGCGGAAAGCCAGTGCCTGTCCCATAAACGCAATAACATCCAATAAGGCAATATATTCTGACGATTCAATGTAGTCATTGAATGTTTCTGGATAGTACAAACGCAGATAATCAGTAAAACTCTTGCGTAGAGTTTCAAAGTCGTAGCTTTGGAAGTCTGCTTCGCGATAGGTTTGATAGATCTGTTTCCAATCTTCTACGCCAAATATCGCTGTTTGTCTAGTGGTTTTTGCCATTGGGTCTGGGCCTTGTATTCTTTATCTGTTATTTATACGGATAAAAAACGGCGTAGTTATACGTAGCTGGCCGAACGGCTGACTTGATTGAAGAATACGTTTAGAATCTCAGCATTAACGCCGCCCACAGTTTGTATTTCTAACTCAATCAGCATGCCATTTTCTTGAGGATATACATTAATGTTGCTGATGAATATTCTAGGATCACCGCCTGCCACTCGTTGCACTTCGTTTATAATGCCCTGTTGAACAGCATCAACTTGATTTTCAAACAGGTAGTTCCACAGAACCGTACCATATCCTGGGCGGCCGGGCAGTTGTCCTTGACGAATGTTAAAGGCATTTAAGAGGTCGCGTTTGATCAATTCAAAGTCCACGAGTGTGAATTTTTTGTATTGATTCTGTGTGTTAAAGCCAACAAAGGTAGTCATGATTATATTTATTTAAAATTAACCAGCGCCGCTGTAGGTATTGCTAGACGCTCTGACTGAAATTTTGTTAGCCAGATCTTTGATTAACTCTCTAACTCGATCGCTAAGTTGAACTACTTCACCACTAGAAAAACTGATAATTGCTCTAGTAAATGCATCTTGAGCTATGCTTTCTTTAGAATATCTTTTAAATGTGTCTGGGAATTTTTTATGTTCTGCTTTTCCGGCCTCAAGCAGTTGGTTTACATTAGTTCTGATTTTAGCCCGAATTGCCACAGCCTCACCATTGACCTGATTCCATTGTTCCTGAGTAATAGTTTGATAATCTTGATTGAGTGAGTTAATTCTTTTTTCCAATGCAGTAAATTCTGCTGCGGTTGTTCTGGCAAGGTCATACAATCCCTCCATCGCTGGATACGAATTGCTGCTAGATACTGTAACTTCTGGAACTCTATCGTCACCTGTAACTCGTTTAGCGGCAGCATCTACTGTGGCAGTGTCTACAGTATTTGATGCTGGTTCAGGCTTGGTTTCTTGTAGTACTGGTGCATCAACTTTAGTCTGGGTAAGATTCACAGCAAATGCGCCGTTTGTGGCGGCAGCATCCATTTTGGCTTTGACATCAGCCGGTAATCCTGGTGTGTTCTTGGCCCAATTAACTGTGTCAGGTACACTCTTGGCAGCATTGGTAGCCAAGCCACTTAGCGCCTGTGGGGTCAACTTGTCTGTAGGGATACCAACTGATTTTAAATCATTGATACCAGATTTCATTAGGCCTTGCTGTAATTTGTCTTGCAGTCCAGTGTTGCCTAGCAGGCCGCTGAGACTTTTTACGCCATCTTTACCAGTCCATACTGTAGGACTCTTTAACACACTGGTAAGATCATTTTCACCTGCTGCCAGGAATGCCGCTGCGGTACCTGGCTTGATCATTCCAGCACGTTCCAGTTGACTGGCATCAAATCCAAATTTGCCTGCGCCTAATGAATTACTGATTGTGCTGGCACTTTGGCCTACTAATTTTGATGCTTGTGCTAATGCACCAGTAACATCAGGCAAACTCATACTACCAAGTCCACTCAATGCTGGACCTTGTTTGGCAAAATCTGCAACATTAATGCCAGCAGTAGGAGTTCCTTTGATTAATCCAGATATTGTGCCAACTGCTGTGCTGGCCAAACTCCCAACTTGTCCTGCTGCTCCTGTAAGTGGCCCACTAAGGGCGCCTAGTGTTCCAGAGAATGCTCCTATAGCTCCTGATACACCACCTGTGGCATAGGCAGAGTCTAACGAAGCATTTCTGCCAGTGATTGGATCAAATCCTGAACCTGCTAGTGATTGTTTAAATGAACTACCAGCAGCGCCGGCTCCGGTGGTCAACGAGTTAAATGCAGCCGTGCCACCTTGTAATGCGCTGGCTACTTGTGTGCCTGCACCTTGACCAAGTGTTCCTATACTGGCTGTGAGACTGCTTAAATTTACACCGCCGGGCAAGCTGCTACCAAATCCGGCAGCTGCCTGACTTAATTGACTTTGAGCGCCAGCAAGTCCGCCGGCTGCTTGTGTGGCAGCACTAAGAGTCTCGCCTACTTTCAACCCAACCAAACTGCCAGTTTTGGCCTGTTGATCAAACACCGCTTTGGCCTGTTCAAAAGTCATGTTTGGTGGACCTTTGATTGTAAATACTTCACCGCCTACACTGGGCACATCTGGCTGTGGCCCGTAATAGTTAGTGGCGTTACTGCTGACTGGCGGTGCGTCAAGTGGTCTTGGATAACCTAATTCAGTTAAACTTGGCAGACCGCGGCGTAGTCTTTCGGCATTAACTCTATCCCATACAAGATAATCATCGCCAGTGTAGGTTAAATCTGCATCTTTAGTGTTAGAAGCTAGACCGGATTCAAAATTAGCAGTTGCCGCTGTACTAGGTGCCAATGATCGTCCCTCGGCTATTAGCGAGCTAAGTCCAGTGTCACTAAGAGAAAATTTAAATTCGCTCATTGTGTTTTTACAATCTCTATTCCAGCCGGCACAGGTATAGCACCAGGTGGTGGTGATATTCCACCTTCTTCCAAACTGATTTCAACATCCACACCTTTGTTGTGATAGGAATACGGTTCATGTGTGGGTGCTCGACTCACAATACTTTCTAATCCATCAGGCACAGTTTGCCAGCCATTGCTGGTATCAAACTCTGTGTCGTCCATTATAGTTTTAGTTATGTTATTGGGGGTCGGTACTGTGTCAGCCGCAGGTCCGTTTAAATCAATACCACCAGCTTCAAATACCAATGCGCTGCCGCCTGCCCAACTTCCGTTAGCACTTTGCAGGGCCAGCGACCCATCTGATTTGATCCCTATATAGCTTTTGCTATACAGCACAAGATTGTCTTGTGCTTTGATTGTGAGATTGGTTTCAGCTTGTAACTTGATATCTTCTGCGGATTTAACGCTGAAGTTTCTGCCGGCAAACATATTGATATCACGATCAGCATGTAAATTGATATCACCTTGTGTGCGCAAGTTAATGCTGTTTGTGGCATATACATCTAGTGTGCCTTCGTGGCCTAATTCAAACCAAGCCAGGCCGTTTGCATGCACAATATAGAAAAAATCACCAGTGTCACTCATTGTGATTTGATGACCAGCTGTGGTTCTAAAACGTAACAATCGATTCTCACCGTCAATATTACCATCATCCATTACCATGCTATGGCCGCCAACTCGGCCCACTACATTAAGGTCTTGAGGTTTTAATGTTCCGGCATTGATTTGTGCCTGTATTTCTCCAAACTTCATGCCACCACGGTAAACAGCAGGTCCGGGAGTGCTGATACCATACACAGCCGACGGAGACTCTCGTTGACTTGAACTGCCAATGGGGCCGCGTTCAGGATCTTTAATTAGGCCCTGCCGGAACATGGTTTCGGCTACTACGCTTTGTACAGGTTTGGGTTTGTCAAAAAATCTTCCAGATTCTTCTAATGACAGGTTGTTTGTGTTAATTTCCACAACAGGCAATCGAACAGCGCCGTTAAAATATGCTGCTTGGTTTTCGTTTTCAGTTACAAATGCTGTAGTGGCACCAATAGCCGGTACCATATGTCCAATGCTTTGATCTGGTGCTGTTCCAATATAAAATCCCTGGCTACGATCTCCATTCACAAACACACATAACACTGTGATTCCTACATCTGGTGGCGTAAACCACATGCCATAACTGTTGGAGTTGCCATC